ATGGTCGTGAAGAAGTACGGGAAATGCAGCCTACAGGTGAACAGGTGTTCAACGAAGAAACTGATGAGATGGAAGATGTGATGATGGAAGTCGTTACAGTCACAGCCATTGAGCCTGTTGAAGCTACAGTCACACGCATGGTGTACTCTGAGGATGATCCTATGGCAGAGCCTACAGAGGAAACGATTGAGAACCCGCTGATTACGACTGATGTAGCTGAACGTGCAGAAGCACAGGCTTTAGTAGATGCTACTCCACAACCAGTAAAAGATGCTGCATAAGGGCTTGTAATGGCCCCTAGTTAAGTGCTATAATGATTGCAACATGTTACTACAAAAAGCTGTACTAGACAGTCTTTTCTTGTTTAACCAATCCGCAGATCACAGGCTCTACACGCTAGTTGAATTTAACCACTACTGTGTATTTCCTCTGCTTCATAGCAAGGCCAGACTATTCTATGATAAAGAGAAGCCTATAGGATTTGTATCTTGGGCATGGCTGACCGAAGGTGAGGCAGAGGGATTTACTTCAGAGAGGTGGATACCAGAAGAGGCCACATACAAGCGGCCTGATATTATTACTGACCTACAGCTATGGGGAATAGAATTTATAGCTCCGTATGGTCACACAACCAAAGTCATGCGCGGCATGATGAAACACTCACAATCAATCTTGGGCAAGAGAGTACCAGCCCACTGGCGCAGATTCAAACAGCCAGACAAAGTTCACATAAAGGAGTTCTAATATGGGCGGCGGCGGCGGTGATACCAACGTAACAAACACAGGTCTTGGAGACGATCAGTACCAGACCTTAGCGGATAACCAAGTAGGTATCAGCGGTCAAATTACTGATGCCCGTGACGATGCTACAGCACGTTATGATAACTTCGATACTCGCTTTGATGGAATTGATACTTCTGTAGCAGGGGTTGGTGATAATCTAACTGCTGGGTTTACCAATCTACAGGACTTGATGGATCAGTATAATCAGGGAATGAATACCCAGTTTGATACAGTTAATACTGGTGTAGGTAACAATGCTACAGCTTTGTCTAACAACGCTACCTCTATAGGTAATCTGCAAACAGACGTCACTGGTGGATTCAACGACATGGGTGGTCGGTTTGATACGCTAGATACTGGTCAGGCAAATATTCAAGGTGCAGTAGATCAAGGATTTACGGACCAAGCACAAGGCTTTGCAGACGCACAGGCTGATCGTACTTCTCAGTTTGGTGAGTTAAATACCGCCATGACAGAAGGATTTGGGGATACAGGCGAAGCTCTGTCCCAAGGCTTCGGAGATGCCTCTGATGAATTAGCAAGTACTCAGGCGGCTGTTGAACAAGGTCAATCAAATATTCAGCAAGACCTAAGTGACTTTTCTGGTAGAGCGGATACTTACGCTACCTCACAGCTAGAAAATCAGGCTAATATGCAGTCTAACCAAGAGGGTTTCCAATCTAGCTTTGACTCATTTACAGAACGCTATGGCGATGACACTGAGTTAGCTCAACAGTCACGCGCTGACTTGGCTACTGCTCAATCTAATCAGACAGATCGTCTGCGTGAAGACATGGGTACATTTGCTCAGGCTGCTGCTACAGGTCAACAGGCTCTCGGTGATCAGTTAGATGGCGTAGCCACAGGCATGGATACTCAATTAAGTCAGCTTGGTGGTACTGTAGAAAGTGGATTTGTAGATACACAGAATGCTGCTTTGAATGCTGCTAATACTACTAACGCCGCTATAGATGCACAGGCTCAAGCAACTGCTAATCAGGCAGCTAACACTGACGCAGCTATTGCTAATAGCATCACTCAGATGGGTGACCAATCAGCTAATATTCTATCTCAGATGGATGCTGGGCAAGTTACTGCTGCCAGAGACATGGCAAAACTTGCTGCTGGACAAGAAGGTCTGGACGCTAATATGAGGGCAGACTTTGAGCAGATGGGTTCTGCTTTTGATGATAATGGTTCTCTTATTAAGAACAGCATCGATGCTCAAGGAAATACTATTACCCGCGCTATGGATCAGCAAGGTAATATGCTTCTTAAGAAATTTAATGTGCAAGGCCAAGAGACTGGCTCTAGCCTGATCAATATTGGTCAACGGTTACAACAGCTTCAACCAAAGCCTAATGCTGGTAATACTCAGATGGGTACTACAACTCCACAGGCTCAAGTTGGCGGGTTTGCTTCATCCCCATATCAACAAACTGGCACTCTGGGTATGGCACAACAAATTAAACCAAGCATGGAAAGACCACCCAATCCTTTTGCAGGAACTATTCCAGTCAGTCAGCCTATAGACCCTAATACGTTTACGAGGTAACAAAATGCACCCACATAAAGTGTCTACAGACTGTATTGAACTGGTTAAGAAGTTCGAGGGTCTACATAAACTAAAGGATGATGGTTTAGTCCATTCGTATAGGTGCCCCGCCGGAAAGTGGACTCTGGGTTATGGGGCCACTAAAGGCATTCGCTCTGGTATGAACTGTACCGTAGCAGAGGCTGAACAGCGGCTAATCCATGATTTAGATGAACACGGTAAGATTGTTAAGCGTCTGGTTAACGTACCTCTATCTCAAGGACAATATGATGCGTTAGTATCGTTTGTATTCAACTTAGGTGGTGGTGCGTTCAAGTCATCAACTTTGCTGAAGCGTCTGAACTCTGGAAATTACGACGATTGCCCTGAGCAGATTATGCGGTGGAACAAGGCCAGAGTAGACGGTAAGCTAACTCCCTTACGTGGACTAACTCGCCGCCGTGCAGCCGAAGCTGCTATCTTCTCCAGAGACGCACAGTTGCCCTCTGATGAGGGTGGACCAGAGATGCCCCAGAAACCTACCGCAGAAGCACCTAAGCCTCTCACTAAGTCTAAGACAATGGCTGGTGTGGGTATTGCTGGTGCAGCCACAGGACTTAATGAGGTGGCCGGACAGTTACAGGGGCTTGTAGCCTACGCTGATGGCCTCAAGACTATCTTCCTGCTCTGTGCAGTCGGCGGTATCGCTCTAGCAGCATACGCTAGGTACAAAGACAATAAGGAAGGCATCCACTAGTGTTCATCTTTGGTAAAATAAAGAGTTACATTATTGGTGCATTAGCACTGGCCTTACCCATACTCTATGTCATGGGTCAGGTCACAGGACGGGCCAAGGAAAAGAATAAAGTCCTCAAGGACGATCTACAGGCTCAGAAGAAAAATACTGATTTTTACAAGGCAATGGCAGAGCATGAAGACGATAGCCTTAATGACCGCAAGTCTCTTACTGAGCGGCTGCGCGGGAACGGTCTATAGAACCGATCTAGAAGTCTACTGCCCACCTATGGAGCAGTACTCTAAGGACTGGAACAAAGGACTTGCTACAGAGATTGAGAGCCTAGATGAAGGCTATTTCGCTATACCAGTGGCTATAGCAGATTACGCCAAGCTACGGGATCGTATCCGTGCGTGTGAAAAAGAGAAGGATAATTTATAATGGGCTTCTGGTCGGATACATTTGGCGGCGGTAATAGCTTTTCGGAAAGTGTGGCAAATGCTTTTACTAAAGAGGATGGTGCATCTTACGTTGGTGGTCAGCTTGTAGACGATAACACTGGCGCATCAATATCTCCGGGGGGAACATCATCCACAGGTCATACTATTGCTGGAACTATGAACTCTTCTAGCAACGATAATAATAACAGTGGCTCTGGTTCAAATACTTCCTCTACTGCAAACACCAACAGTACTTCAGTAACAGGCCAAGCTCCTACTGGATTTGCTAATATGATTGGCATGGGTGCTGGTGTAGGAATTATTGGTAAATTAGCTGGATGGGCGAATGGATTAGATAAAGACGCGGACCTTACTAGAGAAGTGGACGGATTTAAGGCAGGAGTCTTTGATGGAAGACAGGTATACGTCAGCGAAGGGGGTATGCAGTACTCATACAACTTCCTTGGACTTCCTTACGAAGTAAAAGTAGAAGATGGCAAGGTTATAGACGCCCTGTCAATTCGTGATAAAGATACTGGTCAAACAGGCTATGAGAAGATGGCTCAAGAGCAGCGGGATCAGGGTAATGATGACGGTGCAGATGCTATCATGCAACAGGCTTCTGATAATGCCAGTGATGGTTCTGAAGAGGTAGACATTTCTGCGGATGAACTGGCAGAACGAATACTTAAGTTTGTTGAGCTATCTGGGGTAGCAGCTACGGCTGAAGAGAAGGCGGCTATTGCTGCCGATCCTATGAAGTATCTTACAGACCGTAATCTTAAGATAGAGGACATTGCTCCTACTCTGGATGTTAATACGGATGGAGCAACTCTGGATGACATGGATGATATGGAAGACATTGATGTCAATGTCACCACTGTTGATGATGCTGCTACCGTTGATCCTGTTACAGGTAAACCCGTAGAAACATATACCCCAGATGAGAATGTCATTACAGATGACATGAAGGTAGATGCTGTTACTGGTGAAATACGGGATGAGAACCTTGTAGATGAGTCTGAGTATTTAATCGACATTGAGGCTGCTGCAAATGGTCAAGGGGTTTTAGGTAACGCCCTTAATGACTTT